TTCTTGTGAATGGCATTGTTCCCATCTCCTCAGGGTCTCTGTATTTCCCTTCTAAATCTAATCCAACAAACTTCTCTATATACGACTCAATGGCAGAAGCGTGTGCTTGCTTAACATCTTCTGACGAGTTTGGAATACCTCCTAACTCACGCTCAGTCTTAGTTAACTTAACCATCTGCTTATCAGGTCTATTAATAGAAAAACCTCTATATCCCCTATTTTTAATATGGTATAAAAGCCTTGGTTTATTATTCTCCACTAAGATAGGCATTCCGTAGAATATACAAGCCATTAGTACCTCTTCAAAGAATATCTCTGCCGTCTGTGGACGAGCAACATACTCCAAGAAAAACTCATTAACAGGCGCATCGTCCATATGAAACTTAGTCATACCGTGCAATGCACCATTAGAACCACGACCACCTACTACGGCTGATATATCATATGAGTCACAACCAAATGAACCAAGGTGCTCATTGCCGGGGTATTTAATTCCGTTGCGTATGTGCACATTGTTTTGCATATGCTTTGGTGGTGCCCAACTAATAAGAAATCTACCACGTGTATCAGGTGTCCATATTACTTCAGTATCTCTTATGCCATCTCTCCAAGAGAACGACCCACGAGTTAGATAATGCTCTTTAATCATTGAGTCATTGTAATCAATCTGCTGATATAACTTAGTTAAATTAAATAGCGACTGCTTGCTTTCGTCTCTAAATGCGTGAGACTCTGTACGTGGGAACTGACGATAAAACTCGTTCAGTGCGTCAGCGTCACTCTTTAAAGAGTCAACCTCTGCTTCCCAATAGTCAATAGCTCCGTTTTTAATCCAATTGCCATCAACGCCCATTAGAGGTTCTTCAGGCTTGCGGAATACGGGATGACCATATCTATCAATAAAGCCTTCCATATTCCACTCCATAGGGATAAATATGGCATACAACCCACTTTTAGTTTGTCCGTTGGCATTTCTGTTCTTTACATTAGACTGCTCGTAAATATCTTTAAAGTTTTGCCCTCCACGTGATAACGCATTTGAGGTAGAACCCATCATACACTTGCCGATAATCTTACTACCTAAACGTAGACAGGTTTTAGTTACACGCCAATTCTCTTTGATGTTTACAGGATTAGTCCACTTACCACTCTCATCGTGTGCTAAGAATAATAGCTTCTCTCCATCATAAGAGTTGTCATCTGTGTTCTTCCAATCTATTGTAGTGTCAAGTCCATCAATCTCATTGTCATCAGACTCGTACATATTTTTCTTAGTAATCTTTGCAGCAGGAACTCTAAAGGCCAACTCAGTTTTTGGCTTGTCCATACCATCCATAATAGGCTTAAAAAAGAATGGAAGCCTGCTATTAATAGGCACAACCTTATCGGTGAACATCTTTTTAGCATCAGCACCCGTCTTAGACAAGATGCCTATACGTGCGTCACGTGCGAGAGTTCCTACGTTCACACACTCTGATGATGACATAAATGAAAACCCCGAACGTCTAATCTTAAGATAGACCATCCCAAAAGACCTTGGGTCAGCACGACAAGCCTCCCAAAATATCCAATAGATTCTGTTAGCCTCACGAAAGTCAGGATAGCCCACATCAATGCTTGACCATTGTAAGTACATATAGTGAGAGCCTGTGATGTAGGTTTTGACTCCGTTATTCATAAACCAAAAACCTTGCTCACGATAATCAAACTCTTTCTCGATATAGTCTACCCATCTGTCTTTAAACTCTTTTGGCTTTTGATTCCATTGAAATATGGATTGTATTTTAGCTAACTCTTTGGGTAAATCTTGACGTTCCCAATATTGTTCAGCCTTAGTGGAGTGTCTTTGAAGACACTTATCAGGAGTTAAAGGAAGTGCTATACGAAGTCCTTCTATCTCTACTATATCTCCTATTTGACCTGTTTTTGAAATGACAACAACGTCATATTGGTCATTGTATCCATATAGCCACGACCTCACTCTATTCTTATTAGATATGACGGCTGCCGGTATGCAATCCACAAGTACACGGCACAGACTATTGTTTTGACCTTCTTTCTGCAAATCCTTGTTTTGTATCTGTTTTACTTATTCCTCTGTCTGCAGAGTCAAGATTTTCTTTCTCCGCTTCTATTCTACTTAATATTTCAAAGGCGTCAAATATAGCTAACTTCTTAGCTGCTGCTGCATTCTTCATCTTGTCGGCAGATACGTCACCATTATCCGATTCGGTATTAATAATGTCTTCTTCTGCTACCTTAACAAGATGATTGACAGCTTTATATCCTGCCTCTATAATTCTTAATTTTATTGCTTTTGTATCACTGCTCATAACTTCATTGTTATTTGATGGTCATACATTCTATACAACTTCTCATTGTCTACGGTAAACTCATACTCACTATCAGGGCTAAAGCATATCATATCCCCTTCTTTTATGCCACGCTCAAGTAAATACTCGTTAGGGTATTTCATTATGCCCATAAGAGGTTCTTCAGAAAAGGGCTTTTTGATATAACTTTCGGTAACTCCCATAGGTTTGACGAAGCAAAACCTATCATAAGCGTTCCACGTGGAACCTTTTTTATACATAAAAAATTGCTCGGTTTCAATAAAAAATAGGTCATCTTTAAAAAATGACTTACCGCTTTTTTGTCTACCACGCATATCGTTATAGAACTTAAATACATTATGGTGCACAAGTAGTATGTCTCCGGGCTCAATTGGTCCTTTATACCCCAATGGCAGTTCAACGACTTCTGCAAATCGGTTAGAAAACTTGTGGTCTTCCTCAGAGGTGCTAACGATAAAGTCAACGCCTCCTATCTCTTTTGTATTATCGTATCGCTTTCCATTAACCGGCTTGGCTATGAAATAGAATGGCGACCTCATTAGATATTAATGTTATATTCAATGGATACGGGAATAGCAGATGTAAACTCTTTCCAAAGTACTATTTCTGCCTTCTCGTTTATAATGTAAATCTGAATAGATTCTTTTTCAGGATTAATCCTAATTAGATGAATCTCGTTACTATCATTAAGGATTTTCTGACCTACAATATAGTGCATAGCACCACCCTTGTAGTCAGGTCCTATTGATATTTTACGAATGTCCATTATAATTCCTCCTCGACTTCTTTTTCATTAAATGTAATGCCACTTGTCCACTGTTCAAGGAAAATAAGATTTTCTAAACCTTGTGGGTTAATAACCTCAATAGGTTTAAACTCAAATTCTTTTTCATTTAAAGTCTCAATATCCTTACTTAGCTTTTTAACACCTTCTTTATTGAACTTATATTCTCCTTTTTCATCAGTTATAAGGATTCCTTTATCGTCAGTTGCAGCATTATCCAAACGCAGTTCTTCACGTTGCTTATTATATTCCTCGTGAAAAGGCTTTATTTTTTCATACAACTTAAATAATTTCTTCTGAACTTTGGTTTCTTGACTACCAAGAACGGCATTAATAGAAGCCACTAAAATGTTGAGGTCTTTGTACTTTTTTTTGTTTTCCATTTGATTTGATTTTAATATAACTATGCTTTTGCATAGTTATGTAAAAGTAATGAATAAATATTGAACTAAGAAATAGTTTCTTCAAAGATTGGTTCAGGCTCAGGTGTGGGCTCAGGTGTAGGCTCCGGAGGTACAGGAGGTACATAATCACCTGTGATTGTAACATCAATTTGAGTAGCTACCCAATTATAAGCATACTCATTAGTTACCCAACCAATGTAATCTTCGCCTATCATTGTTAAATTACCTTCTTGTAATTGACTTTGAGTGTCAGTTAAAAGTGCATAGTAAAAAGTAGCTGAAGTGCTTAGATTGTCATTAATACAATAAGCGTTTAAAATACTTGCCGTTCCTAAATTTAATGGAAATACGACAGGCTCAATTGTTTTCATTTTGTTTTATATTTTAAAAAGTTACGTTAAATGTAGGCAATCCACTTGGATTATAAGAAAAAGCTAATCGTAATGTAGTACCTGATAACAATCCGTCATTTTTATTTAATGTTATATCATAAGAAGTATTAGGTGGAATAGAAAGTCCATCACTAATAATACCTT